ATCGTCATTCTGCTTAGAATCTTCGTAGGAATCGTACTCGTCTGTACGGACAGCTAAATCAGGCTCATTAGATGTTAATTCACTGCTCATAGTGCTATCTCCAAATTTATCCCTATATATAGTATCTGAATCATTACTCTAGCACAATATCTTGTTCATCTGCGTAAATAATGACACATCTGCAATTTACAACATTTTTTGCACCACCTTTAGAGTCACCTGCATAACCCATAGGAGTACCACCTATTAAAAAATCTTCATCCATACTTCTAGTCTGTCCGTTTGCAGATGAATGTGCAGACCTTGTTCTTAGGTCGCTTGTAGATACCCACTTCTTAACCATAGACATTCCTAAGTCTGTTTGTACTGTTTGATAATAACTGTGATTGGCAAAACTTGCTGCATTGTGTGTTTCAGTACGAGCAATAGTTGCTGCTCTGTTTCTAGTTATTGGGTTTACTTTTTCAGATATATTTTTTGATATTTGTGAAAGTGTTAGATTATCCTCTCTTCCTTGTATGATTATTTTATTTACTCTATTTGCTAGTCTTTGCGATATGCCTGTTAATACTAAAGTCCTTCCTGTGTAATAGCTTGTGACTACTGCTTCAAAGTCTATGCTTTTGCCCATTACAAAAACATCATCATCTTTAGTTCCTCTATCATGTAATTCATTTGCACTTTTATAGACTGCTCTAAAAACTTTGCGATAGTGTTGTGATAGAGTTGGTAACAGTTCTTCATTTAAGTCTTGAATTGCTGTATTTAAATCGTATACACCAAACTCCTGATATAAATATGCTTTTGTTCTAGCAAACTTGCGAAATAAGGAGGTAAGTCTTTTAAATAATTGTCTTTCTAGATTGTTGCGGATACGTTGTTGTCTGCGTACTTCTTTTAAGGCACTGATTCTGCCTCTTCTTATGTCTCTAAATTGTTTTTGTGCAAAAGACACTATACTTTTCTTAATGCACTAAATCTGTGTCCTACTGTTACATCAGATGGTTCTCCACCTTGATAGACGGTTATGAGTGCTGCAGGGTTATCTTCTGTGCCATTTATAGTAAAGTCTGTTTTTGGCACTTTAAGACTACCACTTCTAATTACTCTTTTAATTTTTCCTCTTGCTCTACCGCCCGAACTGTTCCAAGAAACCATATCTCCAACCTTAAGTGCATCTGCTTCTGCTTTGCTTTCATTTTCTATTTGATCTCTTTTCTTTTTAGACCAACTAAATCCTGCATCTCCTCCCCATAAAGCCCATGCAATTCTTCCTGCACTTGGATAACCTTTCTCGCCTTGCTTAAATCCTTCTGCTTGTTTATCAACTTCGTGTCTTGCAAAAAAACTATACATTCTCTTTACAGTATCAGGGGATAGGTTCTCTCTTTTGATAAGTTGGCTTGCTCTTGTTGAACCCACGTTTGTGCCACCCCTTCCAAACTCTTTTCTCCAATCAAGTCCACGTTGTGCTTCTGCAGCCATTCCTGAAGTGGGTTTGAAGTCTATATCTGATATTGCTTTTCCGTCAAACTGTGAGGTTATTGAATCAAATAACTTCTCATCTTCTTCTTCATCATCTTCGTCATATGCATCTAATTCATCATTTAATAAAGGTGTGTCTGTCGTAGGTGCAGGTTCATCACCTAATGGAAATAGATTTGCTGATATATAAAGATCGTCAGCCCCTGCAATAGGTGATAGACCTATTTGTTCTCTTGCTTCGTTTCTTGTCATTATGCCTTCACGAACAGCACTTGTTATGTTTTCGTAAATTCTTTTTGTTCTTTCAGCTAATGCAGGTATCTTGTCAATATCAAAGTAAAACTCTAGGTTTTCTCCAAACATAGGTACAAGCCATTCGTTAAGGTCTGATTCTAGTTTTCTTAAGTGTGGAATAATTGTCTCTTCATACAGTGCAAGTCTAGCTTCAGCCACGTTTGCATAAGTCTGTGCATCCGACACACCGACTAACTGACTAGGTACACCAAAACACATAGCTATATCTGTAGCTGCCATCTGTTTAAGATTTAGAAAGTCCATATCTTTAGGAGATAATCCCATTTCTTTCCAGTCAAAATCACCTTCAAGCAACATAGGTCTGCCTGCGTTAGCAGTTCCACTGAATCTATTGTTTAGGTCAGTTAGAAGTTGTTGTCTTTGTGATTCAGAAAGATTGACTGATATACCAGAATCGTCTTGCGGTTTAAATACAACCGCACCACTTGGTCTAGCGCCATTGCTCAGTAGATTTACATTATGTTTCCCTGCCATATTATGTTGATCAACTTCTATAGCTGCTGCAGACATAGGGGATAACCCATAGAAGTCATCTAATGGATTCCATAGTTTGATATGTTTAACCTCACTAAATCCTGTAGCTTCTTCAACAGGGTAAGTTGCTTGTATTCTTCCGTTTATGGTGTATTCGTACCTGTCAGGTATAGGTTTGCTACCACCTTTAATATTCATTCTGTCAGGTCTTAACAAATGTAACTCCTTAGGAGTTCCCTGATCTGATCCTACTTTAAGTATATAAGCATTGCCACTTAGTAGTAAGAAACCAAAGACACTGTTAAAGAACTCACTATGTGATTGCAGAGGATTAGGACGGTTCATTAGGGTGATTATTGGATGGGTGTCCAATACCTGATCCCCTGCTCTCACCATAAATGGTACTGCGCTAGCACCCTTGGATATTTCATTCACGCATCTATATACGATGCTGTTCTTCATGTAGCCTTCTTCAGCTAACTCTTCATATTTATAATTCTTTGACTTGGATGTACCCACCCCAAAATATCCAACCATGTTGCCTGCATCTTTCTTTTCCGCAGGTTTAGGTGTGAATGCGTTTCTTATGTTGTCCAGTATTGTTGCCATTAGCTAATCCTCCAATTTACTTCGCCTTTTGATCTGCTTATTTCGGTCAAACCCCAAACTAAAGCATCTAATCGGTCAGGACTAGGTTTAATTTCTCCGATATAAGTACACATTTGCGACTCAAGTTCAGAAAAAGTTCCTATATGATGTACGCGCTTTTGCTCATATAATGCAGCAATAGGTTCTGCTCTCACTAGCTTGCCTCTTGTTGCTCTTACAGACCTGTAAGGTATATTATTGTCAATATCTCTCAATAGTCTCTCCACCAAATCTCCACCATTATTTACTTCCGCTACTATTCTATCAGCTTCCCATTCGTAGAACGCTCTAACAGCTATTCTGCCCCATGTGTCTGCTGTATAGCGACCTGATAAATCTTCTAGTACATAATACTCATTATTGTGGTCTCTGCCTACTACTACAATTCCCGTTTCATCTGAATTTTCACCTGATGTTACAGCAGGGTCTACTGCTACTATAATTTGTTGCAGTTCTTTTTCTTCACTATCCCTTAGTCTTGTCTCTTCTATCATTTGTGGATTCCATAAAGCACCTTCTACTTTATCAATTATTTCTGCATACAATTCTTGTCTTCCTAAGGCAGTTCCTTCGTACCTTTGTCGCATCATCTCAAGTGCAGAAGCAGCCAAATTAGCTGAGTTCTCAAAAGTAGAACCTCTGGTGATTGCTACATCTTCTCTTTCTACAAGGTCTTTTATAAGTTTTGTAGGTTTTGGTGTAGTGGTTATTACGCACTGTGGATTGTCTCCTAAACGTAAACCAAACATGAGTTGATCAAATGCTTCAGGATAAAACCAAGAAGCTATTTCATCACACCATGCTCTGTGAAACTGCGGACCACGAAGTCTCTCAGGATTAACTGCAGCAAACCCTACAATCTTAGAACCGTTTGCTAATCTTATCTCTGCTAAACTTGATGAGTACCCATTAGTTCCGTAACTTTGGTCGTAACATTCTTTGGGTATTATAGAATTAAGTCCGCTAGGACCTCCGAAACAGACTCTTCTTAAATCTCCAAATGTCGGTGCTACAACTGCGCTTATAGTGTTAGGGTTTCTTAGTGCGTACATTGCAATGTCTTGTGCGCCAGTTCTTGTCTTACCCCAACCCCTGCCTGCTAGTATTAACCATATGTAATGTTCTTCCTTTGGTGGAAGTTGTTTTGGTCGTGCCTTCTTAAGCCAATCAGTGTATAGGGCTATCGTCTGCTTCTCTGCGTTGGATTGCAACCGAGTCAAGCAGTTCCATAGCTTCTCTGAAGGCATCTGTGTCTGTAACTTCTGCATTTAGTTTCATGTTTTCGGTAGACTCGCCCAAAGCTAACTTGCCTAGCTTTTGTGCTTGTGCTGCCGTTTGTGATAATTGTTGTAAGTGTTGTGCTGATAAAAGGGGTTTACCATTAGAGGTTACTCTGTTTTGTGCGTTTTCTGAAAGAGCCAGTCCCACTTCGTTCAATATTATTTTTGCTATACTTAGTGCGCTGCTATCAAACTTTTTAGACTCTTCTACTAATTCCTTTTGCCTCATTGCATCTAGTTTTTGTAGATACTCTTCATTAAATCTTTCTTGTTGTGTTTTCCAAGACTCTCTTTGTGCCTTTTTGTAAAGCGTGCTTCTTGACACGTTATGTTCTATTGCTAGCGCATCTAATGTGTAGTATTTACGTTCGCTTGTACCAATATCTATGCCTTGCACAAACTTGATTCTTATTTCTTCTGCTAACTCTCCATTAAGAGTGGTTCGTTTTTTTGTCATTAAGGTATACCTTCAGGGTTCTTTTTGGAACCGCTTTTTATTTTGTCCTAAATAATTAACCAATAAATCTATATTAATCTACGCAGTCTACTGTCGTATTCTATAAAAGTAAATATAAATGTACAAAATGGGTTGCAATATAAATCTTAATAGTTATAATAGTAACTATTGATAAATAAACTAAGGAGATAAAATGAAAATCAATACTACTAATATGACAAGCGATGATCTAATCAACCTTGTAATGCCTGCCCTAGTTGCAGATGTAAAGAGTAAAGCCTACACAACTTCTAAGGTTAGTGATGCAGAGGTTCTAGGTCTTATCGTTTCTAAGTTCAATAAATGGGATAGAGAAGCTATCTTTGAAACAGTTATTGAAGCCCTTACAGATTCTAATTGTCACCAAGATGCAGAAGAAGTATCTAGCATACAAGGAGTTCAATAATGGAAAATATTACTTTGCAAGTTTCAGAACA